ATTTCGTGGGTCGGCCTGGCAACGGCACCGGCCCTTTGGGTATCTGGCAACGGATCGGCAACGGGGCACGGCCCATCTTGATCTTCGTCAAGCGCCCGACGTATCGGCGGCGCTTTGACTTCTACGGGGTAGCCAATCGCGTAGCGGAAGCCGAGTTCGAGCCGCTCTTCCGACGTGCCCTGGCACGGGAGATGGAGCGAGGCTGACCTCTTGTGGGTTCAAAGCTTTTTTCTAATAAAAACGGTTATTTTTCAATAATTTGCCGGGGTTTTGGCTTGACAGGTCGACCTGCGATCCAAAATCAATGGGTCCTTCCAGGCAGCGGGGCCATCGGGGTAATTCGAACCCCGACTTTTTTGCAGATTCAAGCCGACATGGGGGGTTCCGCTTCCCTCCCAGCATCAGGACCAGACCATGCCAACCCAACATGAAATCGCCGAGCATCTGGACATGAGCGAGCGTAATGCCCGCGACGTGCTCAAGGGGCTGACTCTGGATTGGCAAACGGCAAGCATGGACGAGATCCGAACTGCCTACATCCGCGATTTGCGCGCGAAAGCCGCTGGGCGCGGGGGCAGCCAACTTGAGGAGCTCAACAGAGCGCGGATCGATGACCTGCAGCAGAAGTCAGCCAACGGACGGTTGGTGTATTACGAAAAACTGCGCTCACTGATCCCCTCCGGTGAGGCAGAGCGTGCGCTGTCTGACTGGGCCAGCTTCGCAAACCGGGAATACCTGGGTGGCCTTGAACGCATCATTCAGGAAATCGAGAACGTGCAGAAACTCACGGTAGATCGAACAGTGGTGGCCAAAGTTGCTGGACCTACGACCGAGCGAATTGCAGGCTACGCGCGAAAACTTGGCGCGGAGCTTGTCGGCAGCAGCGGGGAAATTCAACCCGCCGCGTGACATCCCGACCGCGCACTACCTGAGCACCGAGTTTTACCTGCCCGCTGAAAGCGGCGTGCTGCATGGCCTGTACGATTTCCAATACACGCCTTACTTCCTCGGCGTTGCCGCCGCCCTGGATGATCCACGGGTGAGCGAGGTCGACCTGATGAAAGCGGCGCAGATCGGCTGGACGTGGTTCTTGATCGGCTACTTGTTCAAGTTCATCCATAACCTGCCGCGCCCGATCATGATCCTGTTCGCCAAGGAAAAGGACGGCAAAAACTTTCATGACGAAAAGCTCAAGTTCGGTGTAACGGCGAACACTGAGGTGGCCAAGCTGATGCCAGTCGACGTCAGCCGCACCTCGGGCAACCGTTGGGACCATAAGACCTTCCCGGGCGGATTCCTCAAACTGGTGGCGTCGAACTCTCCCGGCAACGTTAAGTCCACGTCGTCGGTGGGCTTGTCGGTGGTGGAGGAACCGGACGACACCAGCGACGACGTGAAGGGGCAGGGTGATGCGATCGCCCTGCTGGAGGAGCGCGGCAAGCGCTACCCCGGCTCCAAGATGCTGGTGGGCGGTACGCCGGCGATCAAGGGCGCGAGCAAGACCGAAGCGCGCCTGGCCCAGACCGATTGCCGGGTGTTGCCGATCATCTGCCACGCGTGCGGCCAGTCGCATGTGTTGGATTTCGCCCATATCAAGTGGCTCGACATTGAAGAGGACGCCCAGCCACACGAGATCTATGGCCGTGCGGATCCAGAGACCGCCGGCTACGGTTGCCCGCACTGTGGCGAAATTTGGGACGACTACCAGCGCAAAGAGAACATCCGCAACACGGTGTTCAACGCGATTGACGCGGGCGACCCTTATTGCGGCTGGGTGCCAACCAAGCCATTTGCCGGTCGTGCTGGATTCATTGAGCTGAACGAACTGTACGCATGCCTGCCAGGTACCAGCTTGGCCGACATCGTGCGGGAGAAACTCAACGCCGAACACCAGGCATCGATTGGCAACCTGTCGTTGCTGATCAAGTTCGTCAACCAGAAACAGGGCCGTGCCTACGAGTACAAATCCGATCTGCCCGAGGCCGATAAACTGGCTGAGCGAGCGGAGGACTACCCGGAAATGTTTGTGCCCATGGGAGGCCTGGTGATCACCGCCGGTGTCGACGTGCAGCACGATCGCCTGGCGGTGGTGATGCGGGCCTGGGGCCGAGGCGAGGAATCCTGGCTGATCTACTGGGGCGAGATCTACGGCGAGGTGCTGCTGCCTGACCAGGGCGTCTGGCTGGATCTGGAAAAGTTGCTGTTTTCGCCGATCCCACACGCCTGCGGCGCCAAGCTGAGGGTGCTGGCAACTTCGCTGGATACCTCGGACGGCACCATCACCCAGGACGCGGCGTATGCGTTTTGCCGTAAGCATCAGCGCAACGGCGTGATGGCGATCAAGGGCGCGAGCGAACGTGGCAACACCCGCGACGATGAGCGTCGGGAGATCTTCAGCGCACCTCGGCAGGGTGTCGATACGGATAAAGAGCAAAAGGCCTCGAAGTACGGTCTGCGCCCTTACATTGTCGGCACGTCGCGGGCCAAGGATCTGTGGATTGAGGGCCGTTTGCCGTTGACCGGTGATGGCCCTGGTCGGATGCACTTTTACAAAACGGTTCGCCCGGATTATTTCCGGCAGATCACCGCCGAAGTGAAGGCGCCCAGCCGGCGACACCACTATCGCAAGGTCTGGCAGAAAAAGGCCGGCCAACCGAACGAAGGTACCGACTGTGAAACGTATGCGTTGCACGCAGCCCGCTCCCTGAAAACGCATTTGATGCGCGAGCAAGACTGGGCAGGGCTTGATGCACAGATCCGTCAGGGGGCGTTGTTTGACCCACCTGAGCCCGATCAATCCGAGGCTGAACCCGTTCCCGAAACGGACGTGGCTAGTCCGGAACCGACACCACCAGTCGAACCACCCAATCTCCCGCCCTCTGGTGGGAGAGTTGTTTCTGGGCGCCGTAGTGCAATGCGCGTGCTCTCCCAACGCAGGAATTAATCAATGGCTATCACCCTGGAACAAGCGCAGGGCCAGCTGCAAGCCTGGCTCGATGCGAGCATGAAGGTCAGCCAAAAGCAGAGCTACCGCATCGGCACCCGGCAATTGGAATACGCCGACCTTGCCGAAATCACCAAGACGATCGACTACTGGCAACAGCAAGTTGATCGCCTGGAGAGTGGCCGTCCTCGGGGGATCGTTCTGTGTGGGATTACGCCGCGATGAGCCGCGCACCGAAAGTGCCAGAGCCGACGCTACTGGATAAAGCCATCACCTGGCTCAGCCCCGAGCGCGGCGCCAAGCGCATGCACGCCCGGTTGACCATGACCGCCTTGGGTGGTTACAGCGGCGCGTCGAAGTCCAAGCGCACGTTGAGCGCCTGGACCCCGACGGCAGGCAGTGCGGCAGCAGATCTGCTGCCCGACTTGCCCACGCTTCGCGAACGCTGCCGAGACCTTGAACGCAACAACCCCATCGGTGGTGGTGCGATCAATACGGTGACGACGAAAACGGTCGGCACCGGCCTGGCGCTTAAGTCAGTGGTCAATCGCTCGATTTTGGGCTGGGACGAAGACCAGGCCAGGGAGTGGCAGCGCAAAACCGAATCGCTGTTCAAGTCCTGGGCGGAAACCACCAGCTGCGACATCACCCGCGAGCAGAATTTCTATGGTCTGCAGGATCTGACCTGGCGATCTGTGCTGAGCAGCGGTGACGTCTTTACGTTGCTCACGCACAAAGAACAACCGGGTCAGCACTACTCGGCGTGCATCCAACTGATTGAGGCCGACCGGGTTTGTAACCCTAACAACAAGTCCGACACGGAAGCGCTCACGGCCGGCATTGAGCGTGACGCCGATGGTGCACCGATCAAGGCTCACATTTTGCGCAGTCACCCCGGGGCACTCGGCGTCAAAGAGCGCGTTTGGGATGACCGTCCGTTCCTCAATGAGCGTGGCGGTCGCGTGCTGCTGCATGTGTACCGGCGTCGTCGGGTGGGCCAGCCACGCGGTGTCCCGTACTTGGCGCCGGTGATCGAGAAGCTCAAACAGTTGGATCGCTACACCGATGCCGAGCTGGAAGCGGCGGTGGTGTCTGCGTTCTTCGCCGTGTTCATCAAGCCGGGGCCGTCCGGCAATCTGAGCCCTCTGGCATCGGTCGTTACCGGCAACACCCCGGTGGGTGGCGATAAACCCGCCGGCAGGGACCAGGGCGGTTGGGACGGCTCACTCAGTGGCGGCATTGTCGCCGAGCTGGACGATGGTGCGTCGATCGATACCGCATCACCCGGTCGCCCGAACATGGCATTCGATCCGTTCGTGCTCGCCATGCTCCGGCAGATCGGCATGGCCCTGGAGCTGCCCTATGAGGTGCTGATCAAGCACTTTACCGCCAGTTACACCGCCGCGCGTGCTGCGGTGATGGAGGCTTGGCAATTCGTTCGCGGTTGCCGTGACTTCCTGGGCCAGCATTTCTGCCAGCCCGTGTACGAGCATTGGCTTGAAGAGGCCGTGGCACAGGGAGACATCGAGGCTCCTGGGTTTTTCGACCACCCGTTGCTGCGTTATGCGTACAGCGGGTCGCTATGGGTGGGGGATGGTCCTGGCACCGTAGATCCGCTCAAAGACATCAATGCCGCCGAAAAGCGCATCGATATTGGCGTCAGCACGCTCGCCAAGGAATCCATGCTTTACGACGGTAGCGACTGGGAAGAGAACCACGAACAGCGTGCGCTTGAAGTGAAGCGTAGGCGCGATGACGGCCTATCCGTGTCACCAACGGCTCGCCCCGAGGATGAGCCTGCGGCCAATCCTGATCTTCCTGAACGGACCTGACTATGAGCGACAACCCAACCGATGCACCTCCCGTGCACCGGGTGACGGCGTTCGACCTGGTATCACGTGAGCCCTGGGCCATCACCCCGGACATGCTGCAGACCATCACCGCCATCGCCCGCCGGGAGCATGAAGGCCCGGAAGCCTTGGAGGCCAGGCAGGGCAAACCCTTGCAGAACAGCCGCGCGGTGACCCAGCGCGGCAATGTGGCATTGCTACCCGTCACCGGCCCGGTCTTCCGCTACGCCAACTTGTTTACGGCGCTGTCCGGTGCGACGTCGCTGGATGTGCTGGCCAAGGAGTTCACTACCGCCGTCGACGATCCGCGCACCGACACCATCATCCTGGTGATGGACACCCCCGGTGGTATTGCCAGTGGCATCGCTGAATTCGGCCAGATGATCCGCGCCTCGCCCAAAAGGGTGGTTGCGTATGTGTCCGGTAACGCGGCCAGCGCTGGCTACTGGATAGCTGCAGCAGCCCATGAAATCGTCATGAGCCGCACCGGCGCCGTGGGCTCCATCGGCACGGTGCTGACGGTGCGTAAAAGCGACGACGACGGCAGTTTTGAGATCGTCAGCAGCCAGAGCCCGAAAAAACGCCCTGACTTCAGCACTGAATCAGGACGTGCTGTGGCCCAGGCTCATGTCGACAGGCTGACTGACATCTTTGTCGAGGACGTCGCCAATTACCGTGGCCTCAGTGTTGAAACCGTTTTGGCCGACTTCGGCCAGGGCGATATGCGGATTGGCTCCGATGCCGTGGCATTGGGCATGGCCGA